TTGATATTCTGGTAAATTTCTGACATGAGCAGGAGTTCCAATCAATGGATCAACAACTGACTGCCCCCTTGCAAAACGATCAGGATATTTAAACTGTGCTGAATATCTATTTTCTCTAGAAGATTTTCTATCAGTTTCTCGTTTTGATTTTCTAGGATCAAAAATTCCTAAAGTTCTGTTGTATAAGTCTCCACCAAATTGACTCTGTAATGCTCTACCAAAAAATTCACCACGACGAAGTTTTGGATCTACATCGTATTTTTTCGCTTCTTCAATAGCTCGCTCTCTTTCCTCCTTTGCCATATTGGCAGCATCAAAGATCTTACCAGCAATATATGTGGTAAGGTCTCCAGAAAAAGTAGCGGAATAGTTTGCCATTATTTGTTATACTCCTAGTACTGCCATTCTGTACAACTCATTTACATCAACTTCCGACGATGGAGAGATTATAATATTCTTTGACATATCAGCAGATGCAACCATTTGATTATTAATTATAACAAATTGAGTTTGAATTGCATTTTCTTCCATACTTTCTAATACAGAACTATCAGAAAGTAACTGAGAAGGAATCAATCCTTTCAATCCACCAGGAAGAATTTTTTGAATTTGATTAAAGATATTTTTCTCTTGCGCTTCTTTTTTTAATCTTAATTTTTCTCTAAGTACTTCCTGTCTCCTTTGTTCTTCTAATATTTGTTTAAGTGCGGAATTATATTGTTGTTGTAATGTTTTTTCGGATTTTACTGGTTGATCATAAAAACTTCCACCCCCTTTAGGAGCATATGGGAAAGAAGCAAATTCTGGTGCAATTTTACTCATAATTCCTCTGCTCAATCCCTGTTGCCTTAAATCACGACCAGAAACACCTCTAAATGTTTCCAGTCTTTTCAGCGCCAAATAATCTTGTAGTTGATTTGTCATCTTTTCTGACCATTTAACATGTCCTGCTTTAACAAGATCTGATAACGTATCTGGCATAAGTTGATATCTTCCAGTAGCATAAGACTCACCGCTTGCATCATACCCAGCATTTCTTCCTCTGAGTCTACCCGTCTTCATCATATTCCATACTTCTCTAACGGTCATGATGCCTTGTGCTAATTCTGGAACTATGTTTCCTCCATATACTACTCCATAACTCTTAGTTGTTCCTTCAGCATATGATATAGTTTTTAACAATGCCCTTTGCTCTGCTGTAAAATTGTAATTTCTATTAACAGTACCAGGACCACCAGTGCCACCACGAATTAATGATGTTTTGGAAGTAACTGCTCCACTATCATCCCCCCCAGTTCCTCCATTTCCATATCCTCTACTAGTAGGACCAGATGATGGCCTTCCATACATTGTTTGTATTTTTTCATTAATAGATAAGCGGAGTGCTTTGTTCCTACTAAGATCTATTTCTTGTTGATATCCAAGCATATTTTTTGGTTTAAATGCCTGTATTTTTCCAGGTCCAAGAACTTTAAAGAAAAATTGCTTTCCATCATGAGTAAATTCTATCATTCCTTTTTTCATTAATTGTTTAGTAATTGCTAGCTGACGAGCTGACTGGGCAGCTGCAGCCGCTGCTGCGGTCGCTGGGTTTGGAGCTCCAGACGGTGCTGGAGAATTGCCTCCTGGTTGAGTAGATACTGGCACATTTGATCCACCTCGTCCTGCAGCAGCCATTAATCCACTAACAAGAGTTCTCCAATTTGGATAAGGATTATTCTTGTTATATGGTCCACCAGCAGGGAAAAAGTCCAAACTTGTATGTGGTCCAGTCATCCTCCCTGCTTCTGGAAATGGTTTATTCTTTGCATAGTCCCAACCAACTGGTCCCAAATGGGTGCCAGCGGTCACCGTGTCCCCAGGTTTTACTTTTATAGAATCTTTGTTTGGGAAGTGGGCATAAAGGGCGTCAAAATAGGTTCCTGGGTTACTAGGATCTTCAGATCTAATAACAACATCCCAACCGTATCCCTGATTTAAACCACCTGTATATTGACTACTAATAACTTTTCCTGGGAAAACAGCATAATTATTTTTAGAGTCAGCTGCACTAAAGTCTATTCCTGATTCTCCAGTTGCATCAATACCTTGACCACCAGCAATTACAATTCTAGCATCTCCAGTTGGAGGAGAAAAATTACCTAAATCGGCAACAATTGTACTTTCTTGTCGCGCCTTTTGAATTAAAGGCGCTACATTACTATCATAGAATCCTCTTGTAGTTACACCATTTGCATCTACAACATTCCCTCCAATACTACCTGCATGAATAGCGGAATATATGTCATATCCGCTCATGCCTGGTTTTATTCCCACTCCTTTTAGGTATTTTTTAACATATACCATCTGTTGTGCAATACTCATGCTTCTCAACGAAGCAAGTGTAACTTTTTCCCCGCCAATTGTTTTATATGATCCGCCACGATCATCTGGGCAAAATTGAATCAATCCTACGCAACCATATTTGTTGGGCTTAGATGGATCCCCCCCGCTTTCCGCTAAAATAATACCAAGTAAATCTGGTGCTGGTACTCCTAATTCTGCAGCTGCTTTTTCTACTTCCGCTCTCAGTTCAGCACTTCCACCAGCATTGTCACCTAATTTATATCTTTGCCCTTCTGGCAATCCTGGTGGTGCCTCTTCACCCGCTGCTTCCGCTTGTTCTCTAAGAACAGAAAAAGGATTTGTAAATAATGATATTAATTTATCATTTGAAGTTGGTGTTTTTTTGCCAATATTTGTTTTCAGCGATATTGAAATAATTTTATAATCTAGTCCAAGTTTTTTTGCTTCTGATCTGATTTGTTTTCCTTGTCCAGCAGATTCACCAAGAGTAACTGCAGTAGAAACCAATTGAGATCCCATTTTATCCATTGAATCCACAAAAGCATTTTTAATTCCTTTTCTATCACCAGATCCTAAAATTAATTCTTTACCATGTAGCAATCCTGTTCCTTTTTTAGTTAGAGAAGTCCCAGTTTCATGGACACCAGTAACTGTATCTGAAACTTTTCCAGCTGCCAAGCCGCCAGTGATAGATCCAGCGATACCACCAATAATACCACCAATGAGTGCTCCTGGTGCTGCCCCAACGCCACCAAAAAGTGCTCCTATAGAACCACCAATAATAGCGCCCGCTTTAGCACCAGCAGCCCCTCCAGCAGCAGCTCCCGCAAGACCACTACCAACTCCAGATAATGCTTGCAATTCATTTTGACCAGCATTTTTTCTATCGGCATATTCCATGCCAGCAAAAGCATATCTTAATGGACCAGTAGTTCTCCCAAGTTGACCAATTCCCTTTGCTTTTGATAGTGTTTGTGCTGCTTGATTTGCTTGTCTAGGTAATCTGGTAGTAATTTGTTGCGAAACCCGATTTACAGCTCTTCCAGGAGCTCTTTGAATGTTTCTAACTGTTGTTCTAGTTTGTCTAACGGATTTTGGTAATTTCCTGTATAATCTTCTTATTGCTCTATTCTTGTAAAATCTAGCGACTCTACTGGGGACAGAAGTACCACCTGTCATGGCACTAGTGTCAATTAATCCTCGTGTTGATGAAAGATCTTTTTGTTCTTCAATAATTCTTTCTTTTTCTGCCGCCTCTGCTTTATCTTTTAGTTTTTCTTGAAATTCTGCTTGTTTACCAAAAATTTCCAGAATTTGATCAAATTTTGATAACAAAATATCATTTTGATTAATAATTAATTCTTGTGTGCTTTGCAGAGAATGATGTACATCTAGAACTTGAGCATTGATTTTAGAAATTTTTGCTTCAGCAGCAACCAATCTTGCGTCAACCCCTGCACCAAAAATTTTTGATATTTGTTTTCTTAAATCCTTATCTTTTACTGGCAAAGAATCATCATCAGACATCAACTCGCGTGTTGCTGCTGTTATTTTGTTTTTTCTTTTTTTGGTGCCAGAATCGTCAGTTTTTTCTTTTTGTGGAAACTGAGATGAGAATCTAGACTCTTTTGATGATTTTCTGTCAGTTTCTGGGTGCTTTTTTCTTGGATCAAAAATACCAAACGTCCTATTATATAAGTCTCCACCAAATTCATGTTGTAAAGCTCGGGCAAAGAGTGATCCTGGTTGTGCTTGCTCTATTCCCTCTTCTTTTCTTCTTTCTTTTTCTTCTTTTGCTAGATTTGCGGCACTAAAAATTTTCCCAGCAACATAACTGGTAAGATCTCCACTAGATGTTTGGGAATAATTTGCCACTAGTTATTTTTCGCTTGTTCTTGTTTTTGTTTAACCTCTTCCAAATATTGCATAAGAAAGGTTGTATAGACTTCTCTTTCCCATGGTAATAAATTTTCAATCTCAGTCAAACTATATTTATGGTACTGCATCAAAGCGAAATTCATGCGATAGTACCCCTCCAAACTATTTTGAAAGAGTGCTATGCGAAAAAATTCTGTAAACCCTCAATAGTATACTCCGACTCTTTACCAGTGTTAGGATTAATAACTGCAAATTTATGAGTTAGTTTTGGAGAAGATTGATAAAATTTTTGGATTTGTTCAAATTGTTTTGTGGTCAGTTTTTCAACAAATTCACGAAATTCTTTCTTAGATGTAGTTGTACCATCATAAACATCTTCCCCCTGAAAAATTTGTTCAATTGAGTTTGAAATAAACTCGTATACTTCTTCAGTTTGCATTTCTTTTTGCAGGAATTCTCTTTCAACAAATTCCTTCATGCTTGGATATCTCATTACAACACCAAAATTATCCTCAAACATAATTTTTGAAGAATGCCCTTCTGGTTTTACAACCTCAACTTCATTGATATTAATTTGTGCTTCAACTTGAGTTTCATTATCATCAAGGCAGGTAACAGTCAAACTGATTGTTTCTCCAATAGAAGCTGCTCTAATTTTGAGAAATAAGTACTCCAAATCAAAACTAGGAAGAGTATCTACCTTAATTCTTGTTAAAATACAATTTTGAATTAAATCTTTAACTGCTTCAACAACCTGTTTTTCATCTTGAGACTCCAATGCTAATAAAAGTACTTTTTCTTCTTTTACTAGAAAAGGTCTATATTTTAGTGTTTTACCATTAGATGGTAATTCAAGTTCATATGTTGGATATCCAATTTTTGGCAAAGCCATGATATTTACCTCATATCGTATGTATATTTATTGCAACTTTTTTAACGACTTTTTGGCGGAAATTTTTTTCCCGAATTTATGGAATTCAAGTTTGAATTTTGAATTACCTGACTTTTTTTGTATCACCATAGTAAATTGTATGCCTACTATAGTAAAAGTTTACTGATAATCTAGCAACCTGCGATGTTCCATATGATAAAGGAACAGCATCTATTGAATATGGATAGCAATCTTCCAAAATGTATAGAATCGGAGCTCTTTCGTTAGATGCGCTAGAAGATGGTTCTGTTTTGATGATTCTAGCAGTAGAAACATACTTATTTAAATGCTTCAATCTATTAGAGCGATTTCTTTGTCTGGGTGCAGCTGATAAAGCACCTGTTAAAGTTCCATTAAAAGTTTTTTGATCACCCTCTCCAAAAATGTAATCATACCATGCTGTAAAAAATTTCAATGGAATCATATCAGCATCCATTAAAAATGAAAGACTTAAATCTGTAAAAAGTCTCGTATGTGGGTAATAAACCGCCCCTTCTCCAAGGTATCTTCCTGTAACAGATGCTACGGCAGATTGAACATTTGGCAACTGTGCTTCATCGCAAAGCATATTTACTATGCTTTTACTGTCGTTAGTATAATAGTTTTCAAATGGTTTTGGTTGATTATCTTTTCCGAGTGCAAAGTCAAACTGCACATCAAATCCAGTAGTCAGAGACATTCCTCCCTGAGCACCAATCTTTGACATAAATTCGCTAATCTTTGTTACTGCCACTCTAAATATAACTGTGGGAACCTATATTATTTATGGCATATTCGGGACTGTATAAACCAGTAAATCCTGGTAAATATCGTGGCAATCCAACCCGAGTAATTTATAGATCATTATGGGAACGAAAGTTCATGGTGTTCTGTGATAACAATCCCAGTATTATAGAGTGGGGCAGCGAAGAGGTAATCATTCCTTATCGTGCTCCAGATGGTAAGGTGAGACGCTACTATCCTGACTTCTATATCAAGGTCCGCGAAAAGGATGGCAAGATCGCCAAGTATATTATTGAAATCAAACCCAAAAAACAAACACTACCACCAAATGAGAGAAATAAAAAAACTGTTGCCTATCGTAATGCTGCACTAACCTTTGTAAAGAACCAAGCTAAATGGTCCGCCGCCCGTGAGTATTGTGAAGACAGGCAGATGAACTTCTTAATACTTACCGAAGACCACTTAGGAGTATAACAATGGCAGAAGGATTTGGATCTATTCAAAGAAACAAAGTAAATAAAGACTCTGGATATAAAACATTATTTGAAAAAATTACCGAAAAAACCAATGGAGAAACTAAATCATTCTCTTGGTATAGAAAAACAGTAAAAGAAGAAGCAAACAAATTATCTAAAAATTTCAATAAGTATGTTTTGGATGAGAAAAAAGACAAAGCATCTAAGGTAGAAAAACAAGACAAAAATGAACTAAGAAAATATGTAGTAGAAGGTCACCTCTATATGTTTGAGTACAAAGCAAAGATGAAATGGTTACCTTACTACGATAGGTTTCCTCTCGTTTATGTTTTAAAATCATCAAAGCAAGAATTTTGGGGAGTGAATCTACACTATCTTTCAATGAAAAAAAGAATTATTGCCACAAAATATCTAATGAGCGGAAAAATTGACTTTCCTATGGCATGTTTCCATAAATATCTACACAATCATGTTGATGGTCTATACATAGATCTTGCAGCAGATGAATGGGATACTGCTATCCTATTGCCAACGGAAGACTTTGTGAAAGATATTAATGGATCTGCTTTTCCTGTTAAAAAAGAAGATGTTTGGAAAGATACTCAAGAAAACTTCTATAATAAACTAAATGCTCGTAGAGTAATCAAAGGATACGGAACAAAACAAAGTAGGGAGATGGCAAAATAATATGTCGGTATATAAGTACGGAGATTTTTACATAGACAAACTGGATAATAAAACTTACTATTATAATGGTACAAAATGGGAAGAATGGTTGCTAGGAGGATTTCCACCTGGAGGGAAAATAAGCAACCCTCCAACTGGTCTTTTAGCAATAGTATCTGGCGCCACCGCACCAGCAGCAGGAGCGGCTGCGCCAGCAGCAGCAACTGCAGCAGAAGCATTAACAATAGGTCCAGTTAGTGGAACAACAAGTTCTGATAAAGGAACATTAAGATATCCAAAAGACATTAAATATTCTACTAGTGATTATATTTTTTTTCAATTTGGTAAATATATTCCCCCGTTTGGTTCAGGTTATCAAACGGGTGACTCTGGTGGTCTTAATGCATATAATAAGTCAGCAACGGATTTTAAAGCATCTGGAAGTTCCATTATATTACCAATGCCACAAGATTTAGGATCTGAAATGCGTCATGACTGGGAAGGAAAATCATTCACACGAGTTGGGGCAGCTGCCATTGCAGCTCTGGGAGCAGGAAACCTGAGCGGTCTTGGTAATACTGCAAAAGATTTTTCTGGAAATATTGATGCTATATTAGATGCCTTAAAAACCGCAGGTTTAAATAAAATTCCTGGTATTGGTGGAAATATTAGTATGAATGACATTAGTGGATCCACACGAGGAGTTGTATTAAACCCAAATGCAGAAGTTTTATATTCAAATCCAAATTTAAGAGAAATAGGATTTACTTTTAAATTAGTTCCTTACAACGAGGAAGAATCTAATATAATTTATCAAATTTGTCAGAGATTTAGATCTGCTGCCTCTCCTAGCTATGGAGGAGCCGATGACTACAATTTTGGTGGTGAAAATGAGACCAACAAAACACTCAAAGGAAAAGATAATTTCATTAAAGTTCCGAACTTATGTAAATTTACTTTCATGAAAGGAAATACGGCACATCCATATTTAATTCAATATAAACCATGTGCTATTACAAGAGTACAAGTTAATTTTACACCAGATGGAACTTACGCAACTTATGATAATGGGGCACCCGTGGCGGTTGAGTTGCAAGTTGGTTTCCTTGAAACAAAACTAGTATATGACACTGAAATACAGTTAGCGGTAAATAAAGGAACATTCTAATGTACTTTTCACTCATCCCAGACCTCAAATACGATAAAAAACCAATCAGTTATCCATTTTCGGAATCTGATTTTATATCTACAAAAAATTTCTTTCGTAGATATCAAGTCAATCCAGATCTATTTGACTACGCGGTTTTCTATAAAAAATATTCTGTTCAGGACGGAGAAAAGATTGAAGAAATCGCAACCAAATATTATGGTGACCCATTTTACGATTGGATAATTGTCTTGACAAATAATTTTATCAATCCACAATTTTCTTTTCCAGTAAACTCAGAAACTTTACGCTTAATTGTAGAAGAAAAATATGGACAAGATGAAGCTTATTCTGGTATTCATCATTATGAAACTATCAGAACTCTGACTGGATTTAAACAAGATGGTCAAGATGTTATTGCATTGGAAGGTGGATTAGTTGTAGATCAAAAGTTTTATACAAGTCAATTTAGTTATTGGAATGGATTAAATTATACAATTGTTCCTGGTAATACTGTATGTAATATAGTAACTAATTATGAGTATGAAGTACTTGAAAACGAAAAGAAAAGAGAAATATTCATCTTAAGAGATCAATATCTTTCAAGGTTTGTAGAAGAATTTAAGATCCGCAATTTATATTCAGAATCATCGGATTTTATTTCAAAACGTTTAAAAAGAACTTTGGTCTGACTCAACTTTTTTGACAAAAAAATTGGCGGAAAATTTTTCTCCCCGCCAATAAAATCAGTTTTTGATTTTAGTTTCAGTCTTCCTCAGCAAGACGAGCAAAGTAAGACAGCGCATCGTCATCATCTACAACTGCTTCTGCCTTGACAGGACTAGGAACAGTACTCACACGAGAACGAAACGAAGTAGGTTCTTCAACTACAGGTTCAAACTCTTCCTCATCTTCATCCACAACCTGACGAGCAGAATGTGAAGTGATACCGAGCACAAGGTTCAGGCGAGCTTCAAGTTCCTCGTAGGTCTTGAAGTTATCCTTACCAGAGAATGCTTCCAGCGAGTATTCACTCTTCCAGACTTTCTCCAGCGCAGTATCATCTGCAGAGAGAGCAGACACACTATCAAACTCGGAACTATCGTAGTTCCAATAACCAGCAACCTTCTTGATCTTCAGTTTGAAGTTAGCACCTTCCCACAGATCAAACACATTCACACGTTCTTCGTCTTGGAACTCGGGTTGCATGGCAGCAAGGATCTTATCATGGATCTTCTTGCCATACTTGTACAGGAACACACGACCCTCGTTCTCAGGGTTCTTGGGATCTTTCACCACATAGATGTTACTGTAGTAAGAGAGCTTACGCTTTTGCTTACGTGCAGTCTCTTTGTCATCGTCACTACCGCTGTTCC